CAATGGGAAAGATTACAAAAAGAAATTGCAGTTGAAAGAAAAAGACAAGCAGATTTTTTAAGACAAAAGATAGCAGCAGCAAAAAGAAAAAAGAATATTATTATTTGGACATTAGCTATGATATTAGGAGCATCATTTATAGCTTTTGAAATATATATATTAACAAACCACATTTAAGAAAGGAAAAAAAATGAAAAAATCTAAGATGGGTTATGCTGGTGGCAAGAAAGTTAAAATGAGATATGCTGGTGGCAAAAAAGTTAAGATGATGAAAGCTGGTGGAATAACAAATATAACTGGACCAAAATAAATATGCCTCATCTTATATCCAATATACCTTTTTTTAGGTGTTGGGTAAGGAAGGAGTTTACTCATAATCATCAGGCTTATCATGGGGAATATCTACATGCATTAGCTATTGCAGTTAATTGTATGCCTGATAGATGTCTAAGTTTCCAAGTTGTATTTACAGGTTGTGAAGCTGAAGAACAAAATTTACATGGTGGTGCTATGTGGGCACGTATGCCAATAACAGGTTTGATAGGTGACATACCTTTAGATGAATGGACACCACCTATTGAAACACATTTTGCTCAACCTTGGGATTGTCCTAGTCATAATCATAGCATTATAGTTATGGATAGAGTTAGTTCAAGTCCTTGGATGTGTAAAGTAAATGGTGAATTTTATACTGGTAAATATTATTTTACAGTTGATTTCACTGATAGTGCAGTAGCAGATGACCCTGCACAACATAAACAATCACATGTTTTACATTTAACATCTGGTCCATATAAAGGTGCAATGGTAGCTTTACCTAATAATAGAGTTAGAGTTACAAGTCCTGCAATGTGGTCAGCAGGTGAAGGTGCTCCAGACTTTGTACCTTCTCAGTATAAACATACTGCTGAGTCTCATGATGACTACATGGATGTAAATAAAACATTTGATAATCTATATAATAATAAATAATTTAGTATCTTGTATGCTACACTAATTTATAGTATTATAGTAACATTAAACATTGCGTAATCGTTTGGTTCGCATCAACGGAGATAAAAATGGAAGTAGAACAAAAGGAAGAATGGAGTGACATTGACACTTCAAAACCTGAATCTAAAGAAGAAGATAAAGTAGACTTTGAGGTTGAAAAAACTTCTGAAGATAAAGAAGAAAAGGTTGAAGCTGTAGTTGAAGAACAACCTGTAGCTGAAACTAAAACTGAAACGAAGGAAGATACTCAACCAGAGGAACAACCTGATGAAGCTAAAGACATTGAGTCTGAAAGAGCACAAAAAAGAATACGTCAGTTAGTTCGTCAAAGAAAAGAAAAGGAAGAAGAAGTTGCCAGACTTTTAGCTGATAAACAAGAACTNGAAAAAAGANTNACAACAAATCAAACTAATCAATTTGATTTAACTAAAACAAGTATTGAGTCTCAAGAAAAAAGTTTAGAGAATCAACTTAATCTTGCTAAACAAAACTACTTAGATGCTTTTGAAAAAGATGACAAGAATCAATTATTAAAAGCACAAGAAGCTTTAAATGAAGCACAGATTAATTTAAATAATGTAAAAACAAATAAGGTAAGTTTTGAAAAAGATTACGAGAATTACCAGAACGCAGTTAAACAACAGCCTGTTCAACAATCTCAACCTCAACAACCCCAATACGACCCTAAAGCAGTCGCATGGGCAGAAAAGAATGAGTGGTTTGGTCAAGACAAAATGATGACTGCTGCAGCACTAGCTTTAGATGCTCAGTTAAAAGAAGAAGGTTTTGACCCAGCAGATGATGACTTTTATGGAGAAGTTGATAATAGACTTAAAGAAGCATTTCCAAATAAGTTAAAAACATCTGAACAGGAAACTCAACAAGTTCGTCAGAAGGCTACGTCAAGTCCTTCCCAAGTGGTAGCAGGAACATCTCGCACTCCTGCCTCTAAAAAAATCAAGCTAAGTCAAGAAGACGTTAGGTTGGCTAATAAATGGAATATACCACTAGATAGGTATGCAAAAGAAAAGTCTAAAGTAGAGACTGGAGAAGAGTATACTACAATAACAACACAAATGCGTAGGAGTTAAAAATGGCTATTAATAAAATAAAACGTAATGAAGAAACTAGAGAAGCTACTTCAAAACAAGAAACAACTTCATTTGAAGAAACTAATTTTTTACATATACCTGAAGGAGTTAAAAACAGATTTGATTCTCAAGGTATGTCTTTAAGATGGATTAGGATTACATTAAATGGAGAAGATGATTACAAGAACGTAGGTAAAAGACAACGTGAAGGTTGGATATTTGTTTCCCCTGAAGAAGTTCCAGAGTTAGCTTCAACATCTATTGTCAAAGAAGGTGGTAGATATAATGGAGTCGTTTCCAGTGGTGATGTTGCATTAGCAAAAATACCCACAGATAAAATGGTAGCTAGGCAAGAGTATTATCATAATAAGCATAAGCAACAAGAAGATTCTCTTGATGCAAACTTACGTGCTCAATCTGATTCTCGTATGCCAATAACTAACTCAAGTAAATCAACNGTTACAAAAGGTCGTGAACCTCGTTTTCAAAGATAGTTTGTAACAAATATAAATTATTCTTAATTGAAGGAGATAACAAATGAGTGCAAGTAAAGCATTATTTGGAATGGTCCCATTGAGAAAAGTTGGTTCTAATTACAATACTACTGCTCAAACTCAGTATAATATTGCTAATGGACTAGCTTCTAATATTTTTCATGGAGACCTAGTTATGATGTCTGCTGGTAATCTTACACCAGTAGCAACAACAACTGACTATGCTGTAGGTGTTTTTGTAGGCTGTGAATATACAGACCCTACTTCAAAACAACCCACGTTTAGTCGTTACTTTCCTGCAAATACTTCAAGTGCTATTGGTAACCCAGTAGGATTTGTTGTTGATGACCCTTATGCTACNTTTATGATACAAGCAGATGCGTCAGTTACTGCAGGTGATATTAACTCACAAAACTTTGCTGTGACTTTAGGTAGTGGTAGCACTGTTACTGGTAATTCAGGTTTTGGTATTAAAGCTGCTAGTAGAGCAACTGCAACCAAAGCTGTAAGACCAATAGCAATGATTGACGAACCTAACAATGCCTTAACAGGTACTGATGGTGCGTTCCCTAAACTTGAAGTCAAAATCGTCCAACACTGGATGAAACGTCAGGCAACAGCATAACATAGAAGGAGAAATAATATGGCTATAAATAGAGCAAGTATTGCAAAACAACTTCTTCCAGGACTTAATGCTGTNTTTGGTGTTGAGTATGGTGATGTAAATGACGAACATACACCCCTATTTGAAACTGAAAATTCAGATAGGTCTTTTGAAGAAGAAGTGCTATTCACAGGATTTGGCACAGCTCCAGTAAAATCTGAAGGTGCTGCTGTTTCTTTTGATGACGCACAAGAATCGTTCACAGCTAGATATAACCACGAAACAGTGGCTTTAGCTTTTTCAATTACTGAAGAAGCAATGGAAGATAATCTATATGATACTTTCGCTAAAGTTCGTTCTCGTGCACTAGCTAGAGCAATGGCTAACACTAAACAAGTAAAAGCAGCAGCTATTTTNAATAATGGCTTCACTGCTGGTGATTCTGCAATTGGAGATGGTCAAGCATTCTTCGCTGCAACTCACCCAGTTGTTGGTGGTGGCACACAAAGTAACCTACTAGCTGCAGCAGATTTAGCTGAAGCAGCTTTGGAAACTGCGTTAATTTCAATTGATGGAACTAAAGATGACAGAGGTATCTTAATTGGTGCTCAAGCTCAATCTTTACACATTCCATCTGACCTTAAATTTACTGCTGATAGGCTTCTAGCTTCTCCAGGTAAAGTTGGGTCTGCAAACAACGACATTAACGCAATTAGAAACATGGGAGTAATTCCTGGTGGTTATACTGTAAACAGAAGATTTACAGACACCAATGCTTACTTCATTAAAACTGACGTACCTAATGGTACTAAAATGTTTGTAAGAGTTCCTCTACAAACTAAAATGGAACCAGATTTTGATACTGGTAACGTCAGATTTAAAGCAAGAGAGAGATANTCTTTTGGTGTTTCTGATTGGAGAGGATTCTTTGGTTCTGCAGGTGGCAGCTAGAATCTAACATATAAGGGGTCTCTTAGGGGACCCTTTATACTTTATATAGAAGGAATTATAAATGACAAACTTAACAGCAATAGAATATTCAGCAATTACTACAGCAGCAGCAACGTCTACTGTTCGTTCTTTTGGTACAAGAATAAGAGGTTTTAATGTTGCTAATATTAAAGATGTAGTAGGTGCTTTTGAAATTAAAAATGGAACTACTTCAAGAGTTAGAATTGTATTACCTGCAAATGGTACACTTGATACTTATTTAGCAGATGAAGGTATTAGATGTGAAGATGATGTTACAGTAAGTGTAACACCTAGTGTTTATGCTACAATTTATATTGGATAGCTAGATGGCTAGAAAAGCTAAAAAGAAATCTAAAGGAATGGGAATTAAGACTAGTGTAAAGTCAGGTAATTTTTTACCCACTAGCAAAGGTGCAGGTATGACAAAGAAGGGTGTTGCTGCTTATCGTAAAGCAAACCCAGGTTCTAAATTAAAGACTGCAGTAACTGAATCAAAACCTACAGGGAAAAGAGCAAAGAGAAGAAAATCATTTTGTGCTCGTTCAGCAGGACAAGCTAAAATGCATAACATAAGCTGTAAGAAAACTCCAAAGAAAAGAATTTGTGCAGCTCGTAGAAGATGGAAATGTTAGATGGCAAATTATACAACTTTAACAACAGAGATAGTAAATACAACTGAGAATGATGCTCAAGAGTTTTTAAACCAAATACCTAACATTGTTAATAGAGCAGAGGAAAGATTAACAGATGAATTAGATGATTATGGTTTAGTAACCTATACATCAGTAGCAGTATCACAAGGTAATAATATTGTTACCTTACCAACTGGTACAAGAATAGTAAAGAATTTTAATGTAGATATTAATGGAGCAAAGACAAGTATACTAGTAAAGACTGATGAATATTTAAGAGATTACTGGAATGTATCAGCTTCAACAGGTGAGCCAAAGTATTATGCACATAAAGATAATACAACAATAATGATTGCACCTACACCTTCATCAACAAGTAATGGTGAAGTAGTACATGTAACTAGACCAACAACATTATCGTCAGCTTCACCTGCTAATTATTTTACACAGTTTTGTTATGACGCATTGTTTAATGCCTGTATGGTAGAGTCGTACATCTTTATGAAGAACTTTCAGATTGTACCTATGTTTGAACAACGATATCAAACTTCAATACAGACTGTAAGAAACAGAGCCAGAAGATTTAGACGTGACGATATGACAAGACCTGCAAGTCCTGCAGGAGCAGATAANACAGTNGTAGATGGGAGTAATTAATGGTTATTAGTAGAAGTTCAATACCACAACAAATAATGAAACCTGGTCGTAAAAAAATAAAAAAACTTAAACAAGGAAGAAGGAGTAGATAATATGCTTAATATAAAAGAAAGAGCTAAAGGCAGAAAAACTAAAAGTAAAATAATGCCTAATAAAACTATTAAAATAGAAAAACAAACACCTGATTTTATGTCTAAAACTTTAAAAAAAGAAACTAAAGAGGATAAATTAAGAAAATTTCAAAGAATAAAACAAAGAACAAGTAAACAAAATCCTTTTACTTCATCTGCAAATCCAGGTGATATACCAATAAAATCAAAAATTAAAAAATCTATTGTAGATGCTAAATCTCCAAGAACAGGAAGAGCAACTAAAACTACAAAACCTGTAACAGGAAATATTGGTGAAATAAAAACGTCTACTAAAAAACCTATTATTGATACTCAAAAAAGAACAGGTAAGGTAAAGGGTAATATTGGTCAATTTAAAACTGAAGGTAAATCTAAAATTGCAGAAGTTGATTCAAGTAAAAGAGAAAAATTTAAAACAAAACAAGTTACTGGTAATAGACCTGGAGCAGTAGATACTTCTGGACCTTCAATTGTTGATAAAAGTAAAAGAGGAAAACCTACAACAACTTTAGATAAAATTAAAACTAGAGGAAAAATGGTTATAGATAATATTCTTAGAGAAAGTTCTAATCGTAATAAAGAACTATATAAAAAAATTCATGGAAAAGAATATGAAAAACCTAAAAAATTATTTACTGGTGGTAGACTTGATGATTTAGGTTATGAAGAAGTTGATAAAAGACCAACTTCTAAAAATAATCGTAGCTATCGTGGATATGGTAAAGCTAGACAAGGAAGTTAAATGGCAACTAATAATACGTCAGGCACTTATGACTTTAACTTAGAAATAGGTGACGTTATACAGGAAGCCACTGAGATGATTGGTGGTGAAGTAACTCTTGGTGAAGAACCTAGAAGTGCTAGACGTTCAATTAATCTTATATTAAATGACTGGCAGAATAGAGGTGTTTGTTTATGGACAACAAATACAACTATTGTAAGTATTGCTGCAAGTGTATCACAAGTAAGTTTAGGTAGTCATATAAGTGACGTAATGCAAGTTGTTGTGAATAGAGATAATACAGATTTAGAAATGACTCGTATATCGTATGAAGAATATTTAAAAGTTCCTAACAAAGGACAAACAGGTAGACCTTCACAGTACGCAGTTAAAAGATTTGGTGATAATGTACAATTACATCTATGGTCATTATCAGATGTTAATACTGATAAACTAAAAATTGAAAAGATTGATTATATGCAGGACGTAAATAAATCTGCAATACAAAATGCAGATATGCCTAGAAGATTTTTACCTGCACTAACAACTGGTCTAGCATATTATATGTCATTAAAAAGACCAGGAATANCTGAAGCAAGAGCAAAGTTTTTAAAAGCTGAATATGAAGAAAGACTTGGCTTTGCAATGACTGAAGATAAAGAACGTGCATCACTTTACATTACACCTAAGATGGGTGTAATATAATGGCAGTAAAAAATAAAAAAGGAATAGTATCTCAAAATAGAAAAAGAATGTACGAAGGTAAAGAAGTAAAACCTGTAATGTACTCTGTAAGAGGTAAAAAGAAAATGGTGGGTAGTGTTGATGGTGAATTAATTTTAGATAAATTAGGTCAACCTATTCCATTTAAACAATTATAGGTGTATAATGGCAGTAGGTAAAAGAGCAAAAGCAGTATGTGATGTATGTGGATTTGTTTATCCTCATAATGTTATGAAGTTAAACTCTTATGGTTTATTAGTTTGCCCTACTGACTTTGATGGTGCATATGATGAAAAGAATCATCCACAAAATAAAGCACCTAATGTAAAAGATGACGAGACGATTAGAAACCCAAGACCTACACAAAGCGAAGCTTTTACAACTTGGGAAAATCAAAATACTAACTGGGAAGCAACTACCCAAGATTGGAACATAGTGAGTAATTTAGATGCCTGATTTAACTGGACAAGAAATATCAAATACATATAAACGATTAATGCAAGTAAAGACTTCAGCTAATGAAGGAATTACGACTACTCTAAGGACTATTCAGTCAGGTGACAATGCAGACTCACCTTTACAACTCAACAACTCTACATTAAATGTTAATGGTACTTTTGCAATAGGTGGTGTAAATCTAACTGCAACTGTATCATCTTTAAATGCAACTGCAGATATATCAGGTGGTGAAGGTTATGTAGTTGTATCAGGTACAAATATTTATAAAAGAAGTTTTTCTGCAGGTAATGGTATT